TCAGTCTGGTACCAAAGGGATATCCTAGGCCTGAGAAAAAACGCGGAAGGCGTTATCTACTCAGGTTTTTGTATTGACAATCAGTATGAAGATGGCCTAAATTGGCGCGAAGATGGCACCGGTGGACCCGACTTAAACCTGTATTATACTCGTTGGTACACAATCGACTATGGAACGATTAATCCCTTTGCTTGCCTTGAGATCGTCGAACAGACCATCGAACGTGTAACCAAATATTATGTGGTTGATGAGTATTATTATGATTCCAAAAAACACAACAAGCAGAAAACAGATGCCGAATATGCAGATGACCTGAAGAAGTTTATAGGCGATAAGAGATACTCAGGGATTATTATCGACCCGAGCGCGGCCAGTTTTAAGGCAGAGCTAAGAAAACGCTCGCTCAAGGCTCGCGAAGCAGATGATCTTATCAACGCAGATAACGAAGTCTTGAATGGTATCAGATTGGTTTCGACACTGCTACATGTCTTAAAGCTGTTTGTTAATAAACGAAAATGCCCAAATTTACTCAAGGAATTCCCCGCTTATATTTGGAATGTAAAGTCAGCCGAAAGAGGAGTAGAAGAACCAGTCAAGGAGTCGGACCACTGCCTTGACGCACTGAGATATTGGGCAAAAACAATCGTTAAATATTTTAAAGCATAGAGGAGGTGATAACTTGAGTAAGCGAAACAAAAACAGAACACAGCGAGTGCAAAAAACCACACCTCCACCCACTTCACCTCATCGCGGCTCAGCCTTCGACTCCTTCCAAAACCAACTCGCTCGCCTCGGCAGTGCATCCAACAACATCATCTCAGCCGCAACATATCCCCTAACTCGTCTAACTCGTAACTACACCCTCATGAACTCCCTCTACCGTAACTCGTGGATCTGTAATAAAATCGTGAACATTATACCGGAGGATATGTGCAAAAACTGGTATGCGATCACCGCGGAGCTTAAGCCTGAGGAAACAGACAGGATTCATAAACTGGAACAGCGCACAATGGTTAAGGAGAAAATACTCGAAGGACTTTACTGGGGACGACTCTACGGCGGTGCAGCCGCCATCATAGTTATCGATGGTCACGAAGATAAGCTCGATACACCCTTGGATTACGAAGATATCATGCCCGACTCGTTCTGTGGTCTTATGGTCGTTGATCGATGGTCGGGTATTTATCCATCCTTAGAATTAATCACAGATCACCGTGACCCTGAAATGGGATTACCAAAATATTATGAGGTCAGAGACCACGCATCCGATCGATCTATCTCCAAGGTCCATCACTCTCGCGTACTCAGATTTATAGGTAAGAAACTCCCCTTCTACGAGGAAATTACCGAGATCCACTGGGGTAGCTCAATCATGGAGCATGTTTATGAGGAGTTAGTTAAGCGCGACTCCACATCTTGGAATATAGCTTCTTTGGTGTTTCAGGCTAACCTCTTGGTGAACAGGATAGAGGGAATGGATCAGATGCTCGCTGCCACAGACCCTGAAGTGCAGGCAAATTTCTATAACGTCAAATCTGCGCAAAATCAAATGCGCTCGAATAACGGCATGATGATCATCGGTAAGGATGAAGAGATAACTCCTATTCAGTATACCTTCGCTGGACTCTCGGATATATCGGACTCACAAATGATGGATGTGTCGGGCGCATCGGATATCCCGGTCACAAGATTGTTTGGTCGGTCTCCGGCCGGAATGAACGCAACCGGCGAGTCCGATATGCAGAACTATCGCGACATGTTGGGGCAGCAGCAAGAGACGAAACTTAAGCCTGCGATTAATAAGGTACTGCCCGTTATGTTTATGTCAGAGTTTGGGTACATTCCAGACGATCTAGATATTAAGTTTAATCCTCTTGCAACTCCTACTGAGGATAAGGTGGCAGAGATTGTTGAGAAGAAAGTCGAGTCGGTCGTTAAGGCGTTCAGTGCCGGGATAATCAATCAGAAAATGTCCTTGACAGAGTTACACGAGCTATCGTACACAACGAGCATGTTTACCTCGATCACGGATGAGGATATTGAAAAGGCAGATGATTCGTTTGGTATGGGGGATGAGTCGATGGGGGATGTTGGGTTTGGGGATGGACCGGCACAGTCGGTAAATTCTGGTAGTGATGACGACTGATGGACAACAATGAATGGTCCCCAAAACGCCGCCTAGAACTAAATGTTCAGCGTGCCCTAACGGACAAAACACTTACCTTGCAGAATGCAATCGAAGGACTCACTGATCCAGTCGATATTACTAACGTAGTTCGTGGTTGGTTATCGAATATGACCTTCCACCAATTTGCTGATGATCTAGCTAGTAAGTTAGTCGCTGGTGTGCTCAACTCGGGCAATAAGACTTGGCGGCAAGCGGCCCGCGAGTCATCGAATGGCCGGGTGATCTACGAGGCCCTACGAAAAGAAATGCAGGGACCTGTCGGCATGGAGGTACACGCTCAATTTAAGCGCAATGCCGAAATTATTAAGTCTATGCCGATGGACATTGCTGATCAAATGACGAAGTATATCGGTGAAGAATCTATGAAGGGGCGTAGGGCTAGTGCGATAGCCGAGGATCTTATCGCCAAGTTTCCTGATGTAACTCGCAAGAAGGCAGCGTTGATAGCTAGAACTGAGACAAGTAAAACCTCGACAGCGTTAACTAGGGCAAGAGCGGAGAGCGTTGGGATACCTGCATATATCTGGCGCACGTCAGAGGACGGAAGGGTAAGAGACTCTCACAGACACATGGACGGCGTGATTGTATTCTGGCGTAATCCACCATCTCCTGAACGGTTGATTGGCAAGAAAAACCCTCCGGCACCATACCACGCAGGGAATATTTATAATTGCAGGTGCTATCCTGAGCTGATGGTTAATTTGGATTATGTGCAATGGCCCGCGAAGGTTTATTATGGCGGGGCGATAACAAGGATGACGAGAAGTCAGTTTGAAAAGATAGCGTAATTATTACCAAACACCTCCTCCCGAGGTGTTTTTCTTATACCCATTTTTAGGAGGTGACCACTATGACAGTCGAAGCCGCAATAGGTCAAAAAGCTGAACTATACGGTTTATCAACAGACGATAAACCCACCGTCAATGTAAATCCTGGTTCTAGTTTTACTGAATTAGATACGAGTAAGATTTATATATTTGGCAACGGCGAGTGGTATTTTACACAAGTTCTTCCACGAGCGTAATATTTGAAAGGCGGTGTCTCTCATGAAACCATCCAGATCACCCACTTAACACTTTACCTAATCGTCACAAAACATAAGGAGGTAATTAAGCAATGCCAGATTTGAACGTCGGAGTAGAAACTCTTGGTTTAGGAATCAGCACATCAAATCCTTTCCCCGTAAAAGACACAAACGGCGGTAACGGAGCAACTGGGATTACCATACCAACAGGCGGGCTCGGGATCCTTGGATGGTTAAGTGGTATTTATAGTCGCTTAGCAGGGGTAGTAATTGCCGCAGGATCAGCCCTTATCGGTTCGGTTACCATTACAGCCAATTCCGCTTTGGTGAGTACAGCTAACCCTATGCCAGTGGCGTTAGCTTTGGTAAGTACTGCGGCTCCCAGCGTGCCAACCGTATTCAACGTAACACTTACTAATGCAGACACGGAGTATTCACAAGCCCTCCCTGCTGACACAAAAAAACTTCTTGTCTCAATTCGGAGTGGCGTTGTCGGAGACAATTATCGACTTGCGTTTGTTACTGGCAAGGTAGCAACGCCTACCGCACCTTACGTCTACTTAACCGAAGACTTACCGTACAGCGTAGAGGGCGTAGATATTGCCGAAGGAACCTTGTACCTAGCATCGTCTCAGGCGGCTGTTGTTGCTGAAATAACTGCCTGGACATAAACCGTCTGCCGTAAGGGAGGTGTAACACGTTGAATTATTACGGCGACAAAATATCTGAGAATATGGCGCTTACGCCAGAATCGTTCCTGATCTGCTCAAATGTTCCAATCGGTAGAACTGGTTGGATGAGATATCTCGGACAAGAGATTCCTTCTGACTTCGGGGAGCCAATAGGCGTATGGGTGGAGGTATACCGAAGTCCGGAGGAGTTATTTAGCCCCAATACAATTGCAAGCTTCGAAGGGAAATCGGTCACCAATACACATCCTACATCGTTACTCGACATCAATTCAGCTCCCATGACCGAGCGTGGCCATGTCCAAAATGTTCGCCGTGATGGCAATTTTTTAGTTGCCGATCTCTTTATTAAAGATGCTGGACTTGTATCTGAGGTGCAAAACAAAATCAAGCGTGAAGTATCCTCTGGATATAACTGCTCATGGCACAAGATCGGAGAAGGAAAATATGAACAAAGGGAGATAACAGGTAATCACGTAGCTGTTGTTCCTGCCGGACGAGCTGGATCAGAAGTGGCGATTATGGACTCATTACCTGGTGATTCGCTAGAACAGCAAAAAACAAAAACGGGAGGTAAAAAAACTATGCCTGCAAAGATCACCAAGAAACTGTTGGCGGCAATTGGATTTAAGCATTATGCCCAAGACGCAGAACCGGAGGACATCGCCAAGGCTATGGATGCGATGAATGAGGATGATCCGGAAAAGAAGGAAACTAAGGACGCAGATCCAGAGGACAAGAAAGATCCAGTAAAAGATGCTGACCCCGGGCAGGGCGCTCAGCTTATTGACATGATGAATAAAGTCCTTGACCGCATCGAAAAGTTAGAGAAACGTGAAGAAGCCCAACAAGGTGAATCAGCCGACTCGGTTATGGATGCCATGGAGAAGGATCTCGACAAGCCAGCCGAGGATGCTGACCCAGACCCAGAGAAGGATAAGGAGTCAGCCAAGGATGCCGACCCGGAGAAAGGGCCAGCCAAGGGAGCCGCTGCCGACTTTGTACTCCGTAAGTTTGTGCAGGACATGAAGCCAGTCATTATGGCTATTCCTGATGAGAAAGCACGCCTCAAAGCCGCAAAGAGCTTCAGATCAGCGGTGCAAGATCAGCGTGCCTACCGTGCATCAAGTGGTTATGGGGCTATAATCCAAGCCGTGGCCTCGAATAAACACGCCGCCATAGACGCTCACGTGACTCAGCAACAATCCGTCGGAGAACGAGCCGAAGCAGCAGCTAAGGCTTGGAACACTCAGGGCGAAACTATGAAGGGTGGTAAGTAAGATATGCCGGGAACAGTTATCGGACATAACCTCAGCCTAGGTTTTGCAGGCAAGGTATCCCGCAACCCATTCACTAAAATTAATGCCCGTCAGGTTAAGTCAATCCTCGATGGAAATGGACTTGAAACTCAGTCTGCCATTCCCTTTGGTGCAGTCGTTGTGACTAATGCAGATAATACCTATTCTCTCTTTGGGGAGTCAGGAACCGGTGTATCCGCTGCTACTCTCGCTAACTTCGGCGGTATTGCCGTATCCGAGGTCAAGCAATCCATGACCTATGGATATGGTGCCGACGTAGGCGGTAATGGTCAGTTCGAGCCAAATACGCCGTGTGATGCCCTTCAGGTTGGAACAACTACCATTATCTGTACAGAGGGAACTCCAACCGCAAATGGACTAGTGTACCTCGTGACGGTTGAGGGCACAACCTCCCCTGTTGGCGCGTTCGTCGCTACGGCAACCCCAGCGGGTGGAACCGCTATCCAGCTTACCAATGCTCGTTTTACGAACGGTAAAATGGATTCGGCTACGGGCATTACTGAAATAGTCTTGACATCCCAATTAAACGCATAAGGAGGGAATAGGATAACATGAATAAAGCATTTAACCCAATCTATAAACAGACAATGGATGCAATTATGCAATCCGGAAAGCTAGGAGCTGTATTCCCCAGCGCTCCCGGAGTAATATACGGTCCTGGTATGGACGCAGGTGGAACGAGCACCGGTCTAGTGTTTCTTGCAGGTGAACTCGAAAAGCAAGACCCTCGCTTGCTCGAACCGCTGACCACTATTACCGCGCCCCGTGACATCGATATGAAGGCTGGAGGAGGCTGGACATCGATCACCTCCAATGTATTCGTCGATTATGCTATGTCCGGGTCTGATGAAGACTCAATCATTGGCAGCGAAACAAATAACATCCCAGTCAGCCAAGCCAACCTCTCCAAAGACGTATTTAAGGTCCACACGTTTTCAGAGATCCTTCGTGCCCCGTTATTTGACGAGCAGAAGCTTCAGCAAATCGGCAAGTCGCTCGCAACGATTTTGGATGATGGCATTCGTTTGCACCACTCTAAAATGATTGACCGCAACGTTTATGTTGGTATTTCTAAAACGGGTACCTACGGACTGATCAATAGTCCTCTTATTACTGCGTCAAGCGCAGCAACTGGAGCATCAGGGTCCAAGCTTTGGGTTAATAAAACCCCTGTTGAAATAATGAACGACGTTAACCAAATTCTGACTCAGACGGTTATCAACTCTGGGTGGTCCTTAGATGGTATGGCGAACCGCATCTTGATCGACTGGGCTAATTACGCATACATTGCCAACACACCCGTAACGATTGCAGGGACGCAATCTATCCTTAATTACCTCTTGGAAAACAACATTGCCACTAATCAGGGTGGGGAACTCAAGATTTTCCCCTTAAGCTGGTGCACTGGTGCCGGTGTAGGTGAGACTCAGCGGATGATTGGTTATCGCAAAGCCGAGAATCGCGTGAACATCGACCTTACCGTCCCATTGTCTCGCGTAATGACCGCGCCGAATACTGGGACCGTGAGTTACGAGACCGTATTCGCATCTCAGTTCTCGCAGGTAAAATTCCTCTATTACACCTGCGCAGAGTATGTAGATGGTATCTAGGCCCTAGCCCTAAAACATAATAAATAACAAAGGTAGTCGTTGGATAGCGACTACCTTTAACTTTGGAGGGTACTTATGATTAAAGTGTTAGCAAATAAGGTTTTAGCCTTTAGCCAAGGAGAAAAGGACTCTAAAGGAAATTTAATACGAGTAAAAACGGTAGTTGGATTTTGTGAACTGCCAAATTGGGTGGAAAAGGATCCCTACTTTATTGCGGCAAAAAAAGATAAATCTATTCTGGCAGTCGGGTCTTCAAGCGAAAGCGAAACAGTGCTTAAAGAAATGGAAAAGCTCGAAGCCCTTAGATCCGAAATTGCGGTGCTGGAAGAAAAGCGAGACCTAATGGTCAAAGGGGATGGTTCTGGGAATACCCACGACCCCGATGATCAGGCTGGGCCAGCTCCGTCCGATGACGCTCAGACAGATGCGCCTCCGGCAGATATTACGGCAGAAAAAATTACCAAGTCTAAGAAATAGGGTGAGTGCATGACTATCTACGGTTCGCCAAGCCCATATGGTGAAAACGTTGATGCGAGAGTTGAAAATCTAAAAGCTGTTGCATCAAACATCATTAACGGAACAAACCCAAGCTATGCAATAAGTGATTTCTTGGCTGTTTATCCTCAGTTTGGACCAGACGCCGATGATAATTACTTGGTACCTGTTATTGTCTTACAAATGTACATCGACCTCGCTAACGCAACCGTGAAGCAAGCTCGCTATCGTAGCTCGTGGATGGTCTGTATAGGTTTCTTTATAGCCCATTTTGCCACGCTGTATTTACAAGGCACTGCAAGCCCGGGATCATCGGCTGCACAAGTTCTCGAAGCTGGTAAGGCGCAAGGACTCACTACCTCGGAGAGCGTAGACGGAGTATCAGTTAGCACAGACTACAGTGTAATTGCTCAGTCTCTGGGTAGTTGGGCAGCTTGGAATCTTACTTCGTATGGTCAACAATTCGCCACGATTGGACGGATGGTTTCCAAAGGCGGGATGATGGTCAGATGATCGGCGGAAACGTGGGTGTTAGTTCATCCGGAGATGGCCTAAGTCGCATCATGGAGTCCTTGAAAAACCTCTCCAAGATCGACGTACTAGTCGGAATACCCGAAGAGGAATCTAGTCGTGAAGGCGGCAAGGTAACAAATGCCGAGCTTGCCTTCATCCACACTAAGGGATCTCCACTTAACAAGATACCACCAAGACCCTTCGTCGAACCTGCCATTGAAGACTCCGAGAATGCGGAAATGATATCTGTTGAACTAAGGAAAGCCGTAGAGTCTGCCCTTGATGGAGATAAGGACAAAATGAGTAAGGCCTTAGTTAGAGCTGGAATGCAGGGACAAAACGCCGTTCGAGATTGGTTTACGAATCCAAAGAATAATTGGGCTCCAAACTCCCCTTATACCGTTTTAACAAAACTACAGAAAACAAATTCATCCATTGCGAAGGATGCCGTTAGGTACGTTGACGAGGGAGGTAAGTTAGAGGATATTACAGGGTTGGAAGGTATGACGCAACCCATGATCGACACAAATCAACTCCGTAAGGCCGTAACCTACGTAATTCGGGAGAAGTGATGACATGCTAAACGTTAGCAGGGTAATTGGTAGTTCAAAATTCTCTCAACCTTTCACCGTCTGGCGCAAAACAGGCGATTGGGTAGCAGGACGTTTCGTAGAAACTGAGACATCGATCTCTATGTCAGGTGTGGTAACTGCAGCAGGGACTAAGGATATTCTGCAGGTACCCGAGGGTGACAGAACGTCCCAACTCATGGTGTTCCACTCCACTCGGCCCCTATATGTTACACACGATGATGCGCAGGGTAAAGGAACATCCGACGAAATAGAGTGGCATGGTGAGCGTTATAGGCTCCTTCAAATCAAAGACTGGTCTGACTTCGGTTACTACAAGGCTTACGGGACCTCGATGGGAGGAACTTAAATGGCCGACACAATACTTACTCTCAAGCAGTTAGAGGATATCTTTCGGAACCTAACCTGCACGACCTTAGGGCTTAACCCCACCAGTCCTATTAATAATGACAAGGTTCGCCTCGCATGGCCTACTGGCGGAGCTCCCGGGTGGAAGATAACTGAGGATGTAACGTTTCTCAGGGTTGTGGCGACGAATAACTCCTACTCCAAGCAACGCGACATCGAATACACGCCGAACAGTGATTCCGAGGTTAATGAGATAACATCCTACACTCGTCCCCTTCAAGTCTCGTGGACTCTCTATGGGCCAAACAGCTTTGACAACATCGAGGCTATCCGTAACGGACTATTTAAGGCGAAAGAGACACTAACTGCATCCAATCTACACCTAGTAATCGATGTGAATGTACCTATACGCTGTCCCGAGTTATTCAACGGCCAATGGTGGGAACGCTCAGACTTCTCAGCAACGTTCTTTGAAACAGTCCGTCGTCAAGGCACAATCCCGACAATCCAAGGGGTCAGTATTCAAATCAAAACAGAGGAAGGAGTGACTATAGATGTCGACTCTACCACTTAGTGACATAGTTAATATTTCGGTCGTAGTCTCGCCAGTAGCTACAATCCGGTCAGGGTTTAACCTCGGGCTTATCGTTGGCTCAAGCACTCACATTTCGGCATCTGACAGGGTAAAGATATACACAGGAACTGACGGAATGGTTGCCGATGGTTTTACTTCGTCAGAGGCTGAATACAAAGCCGCAACGCTGTATTTTTCGCAAAACCCTAAACCTACGAAGGTCGCAATTGGAAGATGGGATAAAACAGGAGAGGAGACGGCACTAGAAGCCGTAACAGCATGTAGGGTGAAGAATACGGATTGGTACGCATGTTATTTATGCGGGGCTGTAAAGGCTGATATCTTAGATATAGCGCCGTACATTGAAGCGGTTGAACCAAGCTCAGTCTTTTTCTACACAACTGCCGACGCTGATGTTTTGGCAGGAACAGCACTAACCTCAGGCTACGAAACAAGCGCAACTGCCCCGAGCACTGATATCAGCGGGGGCACAGCAACAACATTCCAAATAGCAGTTGATGGCGATGCGACATATCATGACATCGCCTTGACTTTAACGGGATTAGATACTGGTTTGGAAATTGCTGCGGCTATGCAAACTAAAATACGAGCATTGGGTGGCATTTATTCCGCGGTAACCGTAGCGTTTACAGGCGGAGTTTATATCATTACCTCTGGATCGGTTGGCCTTAACTCTAGTGTCAGAATTATTGATGGCGCATCAAACGACGTTGCTACTGCACTTAAGATTGGTGCAGATAACGGAGCAACGGATACCGACGGGACCGGAAGTATCATGATTCAACTCCAAGTAGCATCATATAAGCGCTCACTTGGTCAATACTCAACCTCTCCTGATGCCGCAGTGTCGATCATGGGCTATGCGATGGGAGCAAATACCGGATTAGCCAATACGGCCTATATCTTAGCGTATAAGCAAGAGGTTGGTGTAATACCGGAGGCTCTGACGGAGACACAGATAGGCATAATTAAGGCTCAAGGGGGAAATTATTACGTCACTCGCGGTAACACTTATAACATTTTTCAGCAAGGTGTTATGGCTAACGGAATGCACTTCGATGAAATAATTAACCTGGATATGCTCAAAAACGATATCCAGATCGCGGTTATGGACTTGCTAACCGGAGTTTCGAAGGTGCCACAAAACGAGGGTGGGGTAACACTTCTAATGTCTGTGATTGCCGGACCGTGTAATGCTGCCAGAAACAGAGGTTTCCTTTCTCCTGGGGTTTGGACTGCTCCTTCAATCTTGAATCTGAACACGGGAGATGCGCTCTCGCTGGGCTTTATTATTTTGGCAGAAACGATTAGTAGTCAAAGCGCAAGTGATCGAGCAAACCGTATTGCACCTCCGATTTATGTGTGCATAAAACTTGCTGGGGCCATCGAGTTTGTGTCGATCCAAATTACTGTAAACAGATAAGGAGGTGCCTAAATGGCTTATAGTACCTATAGCCTAAATGATGTATCGGTGGTTGTTAGTAATCATGATTTTGGTAATAGAACAATTACAGGCGAGGGCCTTGGGTCAATAACAACTGAGATGACTACTGACCGGACAACTCACGAAACCGCTGCTGATGGAGCAGTTATGGTGTCAAAGGTAAATGGTAGAAACGGAACTATTGCCATAGTCCTTCAGCAAACGTCTGCCGCTCATCAATGGTTAACTAAGCTTTATAATTACCTCGAAGCCGCTACGGCTGAGAAATGGGCAGCAACATCTATTACTATTACAACCTTAGCAACGGGCGAAACGGAGTCGTGCACAGGGGTATCATTTACTAAATTGCCAAGCAATCCACGACAAGCACAAGGTCAGAATTTGACATGGACGCTCATGGCAGCTGATATCCAAAGAACCTTTTAAGGAGGATTTCCTGTGAAAAATTATGAAAATTGTAAAGAAGTCGAAATTAAGGGCCGGAAGTTTGTCATTCGTAAGTTTGACGCTCGAACCGGTTCTTTTATGTTGATCAAAGTAACAGGTTTGATTGCCCCACTACTCAAAGGTTTGGATCTGAAGAAGATGCAAACCAAGGAAGATGGCGCGTTCGATCTAGGCGACATTGACATTGCCGGCATAGTTTCGGGATTGTCATCCTTGACCGAGCAAGACTTTGATTACGTATACAACAAATGCCTGCAGGTGTGCTTTGAGAATTTGGCAGCAGGACCAACGAGGGTTATGAATCCAGACGGCTACTTTGGGGTGAGTGAGTTAGCGGAGGATTCTGCAACGACTCTTGCATTGGTGGCACATGTATTAGTATTTAATGTGACGAGTTTTTTCTCCGGAAGCCCCTTGGCTGGAATACTAGGGGGATTACTAAGTACGAAGTCGTTCACTGCGAAAATGTAGACGAGTTTGTTATGGGACCGGTAATGGGCGAGATGTGGAAACAATGCGAGGTGTGGGATGGAACATATACGTTGGATGATCTCTTGGACGCACATGAGATGATGGCGGTGAAGCACGAGAATGAACGGAGAGCTAATGAGGCTGGGAGGGAGGAACAATAGATGATCGAAACAATAAAAGAGTACCTTATTTCGCTAGGATTTAAGACAGACAGCACCTCCCTCAATACAGCTCAAGCCGCGATGAAAAAAGCCGAGTCATCAGTTGATAGCTTCGCTGGTTCAAGTGTTAAAAACTTTGCCAAATCCGCCACAGCAGTCGTCTCGTTCGTGGCAACAGCAAATATCGCATTGGGTAAGTATCTCGTTAGTTTAGCTCAGTCTGACCTCCAAACGGAAATGTTCGCACGCAGGATGTGGATGGGCAAAGACGCTGCAAAGGCTTATCAAGCCTCAATAGATGCGCTTGGTGTCAGCGTTAACGACCTCTACCTTAGCCCCGAACTAATGGACAAATACCTCGAACTCAACCGTCAAGCCCTTGATATGGGAGTTCCTATCGAGGAGTACAGCAAGCAGATGCAGGGAGTTCGAGATATAACCTTCGAGTTCCAGCGTCTAAAGCTTGAGGGCACATATACCTTACAATGGGTCGGGTACTACCTCACGAAGTATCTCTCTGGACCATTGGGTGATTCCCGCGATTGGCTGAGGAAGATTAATGACGAGATACAAGACAATATGCCAAAGTGGTCGAAGAAGATTGCCGAGGTAGCGAGCTGGGCAGTTAGACTAGGTGAAGCGGCTTGGTATATCAGGGATGGACTAGGTGCGGCGTTAGGTGTGCTTGCAGGTTTTAAAATGGTAAGCATGTTGACGAATCCCTTGGGGTTACTCATTCTCGGTATGACAGCATTATTGCTCTTGGTCGACGATTTTAAAACCTATACAAGCGGTGGGGAGTCGGCTTTTCCTGAGCTTTGGAAAAGTCTAGACGACAAAGGAACGATTAAAAAATTTATAGATAACCTGCATAAGGTTCTCAAAGTAGCCAAGGATTTCGGTGGAAAAATCGGGAAATATCTTGATTCCAAAGAATTCAAAGAAAAGTTAAATGGTTTAATTCAGGACTTAAAAAAGTTTGAGTCATGGCTCGAAAAGATAGGTCATTCTAAGACGTTTCAGAGATACCTCAAAGACACCAAAGACCTAGTTGTTACACTAGGTAACGGTGTCGAGAATACTTGGAATTGGTTGGTTAAGCTTTATAAGAAGTTAGAAGACAATGGGGATTTGGTCAGTTTTGCCAATACTTTTGTGGATGCTCATGGTAGCGTTATAGATTTAGTTAATGCTATTGGAGACCTACTTAATGCGCTAGATGGCAAAGGAGGTCTTAGTGATACCCTATCATCGGGGATTATATCGGGGCTAGAAAAATTCAGGGATGTCATGGAGTCTATAGCTGGCCTAGTAACTATTGTTGCGGGTGGAATCAAGGGGCTTTCAACAGGTGACTTCAGTAACATGAAAAAAGGCCTCGACATGTTTCTCGATGGCGTTCCTAAGGGTTTAATGAAGGAGTCTCCACAAG